AAATCCTTTGTTGGGATCTCCGCCGATGGGTGTTCGTAGATGTACTTCACCTGATTTACGAACCCATTCACGTGGGTCAAGTCCTTGACCGGTGGCCCATTGTGTCAGCCCGGCTGCTATCTGTTCTTTGGTTGTTTCTCCAAGATCCACAGCCAGATCCAGATCGCCGGATGTGGGCTTGCGACCAGTGCTGCCTAGCCAACGATCTTGAGGGAATTTGATACCTGTAACTTGTTCCACCCAGGCAATGGTGGCTGCAACGTCAGCTTGATTGATACGTTGTGTTAGTGGCTGACCTTGAGAGTCTTTGAATACATTGCCGCCTTCGAAAATTTTCATCTTGATCCTGTTGAGTTTATGTGCTTGTTGGCGTTTTTCTAACGGTTCTAGCAAAACGTCCTGCATCACGTGTGCGAATAGAATTCAGCAGTTTGCGTGTGAGATTTTCTGCTTGCTCGGGCGTGTATGTGGCATCAATTTGCTCCAGCAAGTTGATAGCACTGGCTATGACATTTGACGCACGACTCTCAATCACTAAATCGCGCTCACGCTCGATATACATGGAATCTAATTCTTCTAACAAACTGCGGGTGCGTTTTTGCATGATTTTTATTGCAGACCTTTGATATTATTTATCGGCTTTTGATTTCAACTAGAATTAGCTAGCTTTGATCTGTCCCAACAACTGCTTGAGTTTGTTGCTTTGTACATCTGCTGTGACTTGACCACTCAAAGGTGTTGCTGCTTAAACAGTTCTGGAAATGTGGCACGCCAATTTGTGCCTCGTCGTTGATCAATAGAGTCCAAGGTAGCAATTATTTTGGATTTTCTTTTGTCTGCATCTTTAAGAGCAAACACCCCATTTGTTAATTGTTGTCGGTGTTCTATAGGATCTGTAAATCGTGTAGTGTGGAAATTTGTTTGCAGCCACTCTTCTAACTGTTTAAGATTGTCAGAATTTAGTATGCCAACTGAGGTATTGGTAGCAAACATACAATTATGCGGCGCATTATCAATATACCATTGCAAATTATCTGTCACCTGAGCCCACTTTGCAGGGAACCGTTGGAATTCAAATTTTTCACCAACATCATCAATACTGAAATCAAGTTGCACTAACTTAAATTTCTCCCACAAATCCAACAACTCTTTATTTGGTAATATAGTCCCATTGGTGTTGTAATTTAAGTGTACTCGATCTTTGTGCTCAATCGCATGTAACAATTTCACATGCTCTTTACTCAGCAACGGTTCACCGCCATTGAAATGTATAAATTGTATACTACTCAAGTCGATAGTTCTCCAAAACTGATTGACCGTTGATTTTTGTAATTCTATAGGTAGCCCAAGTTCTTGCTTCCACACACTACTGTTATTTGGTCCGCATATTACACAGGCCAAATTACATGTGTCACCAGTCCAGTAATCCATGCGAATTAGCTCAACCTTGTTGTTGTTAAGGTTGTGGGCTTTGTACCAAGAGTTGCTACCTTGCCGTCGACTTGTTAGTCCAGCAGCTTCGGCATTTTTACAACTACTACACGCTGTTGGTAACTGTCCAGTAGATGTCTCATTGCGAAGACCAACAAGGTATTCGTTGTTTAAAAAATCAACTACTTCAGCTGAGCGTATAGGAGACATGCAACAAGGCGAAATTTCTAATGCATTTTGCCGAGCAACAATGTTTATATTTTTATAAATGTCAATACATGTCATTGATTTTTGATCTGCCCCAGCAACTGCTTGAGTTTGTTGCTTTGTACATCTGCTGTGACTCGACCACTTAAGGGATCATGACCATCTCGTGGTCTGGGCTTTTCCCAGGGCTGCGAACTACCACCGCTGTCAGCAGGCGCGACTTGACTGCGGGCCTTGATTGAATCCATGATTGAACTTTGTGGTTTGTTGTGGCCGTTTTCGTCCCCACCTTCATCAGTAATGCGCATGGTTTCAATGTTGTACTCCAGATCAATTTTTTGACCAACGCCGGTCGAGCTTCGAGATTTCATACACTGTATCTGATACTTGCCACGCTCTTTCATGGAGCGACTGGTAAAGATACCAAACACATTGTCTGCTGTGTTGATTTTGCTGATGCCACCTGAAATGTGGCTGTGATCAAATTCCATTTCTTCCACTGCTGATCTGTTCAACTGACTGGCTGTTACCAACAAAATGCCCAGTTCCTTGGCCAAGTTGCGTAGTTCTTCCGACACATATTTGTCTTTCACAAACAAATCGTTGGGGCTGACCTTGGCACTCACAGGCATCACCAAGTCAAGATAATCTACCATCACAAAGTCTACCTTGATGCCTGTTTGAATTTGCACTTCTTTCAGGTATGCACGGATATCATTCACATTGCTCTGTGCTGGCAAACCCTTCACACGATACTGTCCAGATTTCTTTGCCACCATCTTGACCTTGAGTTCTGTTGAATCAATATCACGGCGTATTTCTTTGGTGCTCATGTTTGTGAGCATGGCGTCTGTTCTCAAACTTGTGAGTTCTTCTGATAGTTCCAGTGTGATATACACACCACTCATGCCCTGCTGCAACCAGTTTAGGGCAATGTTCATCATCACAAGACTCTTGCCTGATCCCGATCCACCTGCAAATATGTTCAGTTCTCCACGACTGAATCCACCATACAACAATCGATCCATTTGTGGCCAACCTGTTGACACCTGTCCACCTGAATTGAAATACTTGTTGATTCGTGCTGCTGGATCTGCAAAGTAGTCTGTGCCCATGTCCTTGGTCAGACTGATCTGCACAGCATCCTTGATCAGTTTCTCCACAGGATCATAGTCGCCCTTTTCCAACAGGTCTGCTGCTTTTAGAATAGCACGTTCCAGTTCTTGGCGTCGGGTAAATGCTTCAAACTCAGTCATGAACCAGTCATAGTGACCTTCGTTTAGATCTGGCACTGCATTCAACTTGATGCCGGTGGCCGCAGCGATCTGTGCTCGGTCCGGCAGAGTCTTGAACTGTTCTGAATGCTCCTTGATAAACGCTGCCGCGGTTCTTAGATTGCGATCAAAATTTTCTGGATTGTAAATGTTCTGCACCCGAACGTAGCTGGCAGCATCCTCCAGCATCATTTCTAAGAACAGTTTTTGTACATCAGTGCTGTAGTCTTTTAACAAGTTGTTTCTTTCGTAATTCAATTTTGATTCGGCTGGTTTCTCTAGCTTGCATGATAGTTATCAGTGCGCCTAGTCTACCATATTTCTTCACAGCATCGTTTATATCTTTGCAATTTTCCCAGTCAGGCATGCTCACAGCCCAGTTCAGTTCCACAGCACGATCCACCAGTTCCATGCCTGCTAGATCCTGATCAGGTACCACAGTGATTTCTCGACCAAGATTGCGAATCAATCGAGCCTGAGCGTCACTTATGGTATTGTGCATCAAGGCAACACCGCCAATGCTGAGTGCGTCAAATATGCCTTCTGTCACAATCACCTGAGTCCAGTCTGGTCGCTGTAGGTCTGTACCAAAAACATAGCCTGGCTGCATGTCATTTATGTAGCGTGGATTACGATCATCCAGGAATCTGATAGTGTGCCCCACAATGCTGTTGTGATGTGTGAATGGTATGATCACTTGTTCGCGGGCGGGCCAGGCTTCTGGATTTGTTTGTGTCATCACAGGATAATCATCTGGTACACATCTTGATCTCACATAGTCGCGATGCAGTCCTGTGCTACCAATCAGTTCAGCAAATGGTGGCAGGTCCTGTTCTTCAAATTGAATGTCTGCTAGAACATCTGCGGTGCGTTGTCTATCATCCAGAATGCCGTGTATGCTCCGGTGCCGCAGGCTTTCAAGATTCAACATTTCTATTTCACGTTCGGGCACACCCATCCAGCTCAAGAGCCTGCGGGCCTTGAAACTTACAGTACGGCCAAGGATAAAGCTAGCGGTGTAGTTGCAGTTGAAGCAGTGATAGCTCCAGCCCTGTTCAGATGTTTTGAGGCCGCCGCGACTTCTGCGATCTGGTGTATTGCCATTATGAGAGCAGCACACAGCATTGAAGCTGATCCAGCCCGATGCACTAGCTTTTCTTTTAGTAGGTAAGTATCCGAGAATGTCCAGCATTCTTACATTGTAGCATCATCTAATGTAGAAATCAACATGTACGGCTAGATACAAAATTTACAAATTTATCTAACTAAAATACTTGTTACGGCTCCGGTATTGATGCTTATTGCGGCCACCTGATTAG